GGTCTGGGCTCAGGTCGGGCTCAGGTCGGGGATCAGGTCGGGGAAGCAGTATTTGGTGGCCACGACGCAAGTTGGCTGGGATTCTACGCAGCCTTCAATTGCTTTGGCATTGAGGTAGCAAACAAATTGCGCGGACTGCAAGAGGTTGCGCAGTCGTGTGGTTGGTGGTGGCCTTTTGCTGATGCGGTAATTTTGACCGAGCGCCCAAACAAGATTTTGCGTGACGATCAAAACCGCCTGCATTGCGAAACAGGGCCAGCGCTCAGTTATCCAGACGGATTTTCGATTTACGCATGGCACGGCACACGATTGCCTGCCGAATGGGTTGAAAATCGAACCACGATTGATCCGGCAATTATTTTGAAGGCCGGAAACGTAGAGCAGCGTGCAGCAGGGGCTGCTCTAATTGGGTGGCCGCGTATGCTCAAAGTTTTGAAGGAGAAGGTTGTCGATGATAGCGGATCGCCAGACATCGGCCAGCTTATCGAGTTGACTTTACCTGGCCTGCCAGAGCCCGGACGGTTTTTGAAGGCCGTCTGCCCACGAAATGGCATCATTTGCGAGGGTGTTCCGTATGTCAGCGACATCGACAACCTTCCGATAAACACCGCCTTGCACGCTCAGGCTTGGCGGATTGGAGACCCTTTGAGCGATTATCAACACCCACCAGCAAGGACTTAAACAAATGGCTAAGCAAATCATCGGCGCTCAAGGCGAAATCACCATCATCAAAATTGACGCCATCCCAGAGTGCAAAACCAAGCCCGCAGAACGTGTCGCAAAAGGCTTCATTATTTCCCATAGCGAAAGCGGCCATCATCATGTGTTGACTGGTGGCGATGTCATGGAGCGTGAAGATGCCCCAGCGGGGATGCAAATTCTCTATGCGATTTTGAAAGAGCCTCAAAGCCTTATTCAAGATGCTGCTGTGCCTCATGGTGGTTATGATCTGGATGCGGGTTTCTACGAGTTTCGCATTGCCCGCGAATTTGACCCATTTGCTCAACAAGCGCGCAGGGTGGCCGACTAATGACCCCCAACACCGACCTGACCCGCTTTGTCATTGAGACGCCGGATTTTGTCCGCTCGATGACGCGCGCCCGCCACCTGATGCGGGAAGCTGAACTGGCAACAAGCCACCAAACAAAGATCAAGCCCGCAAGATTCTGCGGGATGCAATCAAAGAACTGAGAAAGGCGTCCGTGCAATGGCCAATCTTCCAAAGCCAGGCGTCTATTTATCCATGCCAGACGAAACCTATTTTGGTTGTGGCGCTATTGGATCGACCGACTTGAAGACCCTGCTACGGTCGCCCGCTGACTGGTGGTATAAGTCAGTCCACAATCCCGACAACGAGAATGTTTACAAGCCTCACTTTGACTTCGGGAAGGCCCTTCATGCGCTGATCTTGGAAGGCGAGGCGGTCTTTGATCGTGTTGCCGTGGTCAGCCCTTATTCGGACTTCCGCAAGAAGGAAGCCCAAGAATGGCGGGACTCCATGGTTGAGGCTGGGAAGGCCATCATTACCGCAAGCGAAGAAAAGGCTTTGCGTCACATGGCTGCGCTAGTGACCAATCACCCAGACGTTGGCTTGTCTAAGAACTTCTTGCGGGAAGTGGCCGTGATCTGGGAGCAAGACGGAATGCTGATGCGTGCCAAGTTTGACGCCATCAATCCGGCCTTTGGTTTGGATCTGAAAAGCTATGGCGGGGCAAACACGCAAGGCCGAAGCCCTTACGATTCCGCCATGCGGTTTATTGCCATGCGGGATTATGATCTTCAACGCTCCCACTATCACACCGGCCGCGAGAAGATGCGCGACTTTATCAATGGCGGGCAAGTGTTTGGGGCAACCGATGAGCATAAGCCTATCCTGCAAGAGATTGCCTTGCGCGACAAATGGGCTTGGTGCTGGTTGTTTTACCAAAAGCTGGACAACAAGGCAGGCCATGCGCCCATCGTGATGCCGGTTGCCGTCATGCCAGAAGACGCCTCACACCGTAGCGGCCGCCAAAAGATTGAGACCGCCGTGACCAACTACAAAGGATATGTCGAACGCTTTGGCTTCGATGTTCCATGGGCACAAATCAACCCGCTCACATGGGCTGCCGACCATGATTTTGTCCCATGGATGTCAGACGTAGCCCCACCACAATTTAGAATTGGAGAAGCAGCATGAGCAACGCAGTAGCAACCACCACCCAGAACAAGCCAGCCCCGCCAATCATGGTGTTCCGTGAGCGCCTAGAACGCCAGCAGCAAGACATTGAAGCGGTACTGCCCCAACACATCAGCTTCGACCGTTTCCGCCGTGTGGTGTTGACTGCGGTGCAGCAAGGCAATGGTATGCTGGACTGTGATCCGAAGACAATCTTTGCTTCATGTCTCGCATGTGCGAAGGACGGGCTTATCCCTGATGGACGTGAGGCGGCCTTGGTTAAGTTTGGCACGAATTGCCAGTACATGCCGATGGTCAACGGCCTGATTAAGCTCGCCCGCCAGTCTGGGGAAATTAGCACGATCACGGCCCAGATCGTCTATGAAAAAGACGTGTTTGAATTGGACTTGGCTTCTGAGAGTCGACCAATCCACCGTCCATATTTGGATGGAGACCGTGGCAAGTTTCGGATTGCCTATGCTCTTGCGGTATTCAAGGATGGCACTCACCAGCTTGAAGTCATGACTCACGGGCAGATTGAGAAGATCCGCAACATCAGCCGAGCAAAGAACGCAGGCCCTTGGAAAGATCACTGGGACGAAATGGCGCGCAAGACCGTGCTGAAACGCTTGATGAAATACCTAAGCCTGTCGCCCGAGTTGGCCAACGCAATTGCGGCAGATGATTCCACCTATGATTTGACGCTCGCCGCCCGTGAGGAACGCGCCACGTTGCCAACGTCACTCAATGATGACTTTACACCACCAGCAATCGAAGCACCAGAGCCAGAGGTGGAGGCCGACGCGGTTGAATTGCTTGAGCCACAAGCCGCCGCTGAAATGCTGATGGAAGCCAAGACTGCAACCGAATTGACCGAGGCTTGGGAGCAAATCGAAATGGCGTTGCCAAGCTATCCCGAGCATCAGGTTGCTAGTCTGGTCGAACTTCGGAACGACCGCGCCGATGATCTTACGGAGGCTGTGTGATGACCACCACACCAGAACTAGACCGCGCTATTGATGCCGGACACGCGGCAGTGAACGCTAAGGACGGCTTTCCGTCTGATTGGCGAGAACAAGGCAAGGATTATGATACCGACCGCACCTACGCCCGCGCCCTTGTAGCCGAATTGCTGCGCGACATGGACGAACCATCGCTAGACCCGCCCGCAATATTGGGCTGGGATTTGGCGCTTAAAGTTATCAAACGCCGTGCTGGCATTGTGGAGGGTGAGGGATGACTTTGGAGCAAGCAATTGAAAAATGGCCGGGGTTGGAAGAAATCGCTGACAGCAGAAAGCGGGCTTTGAATCTTTTGTTCATTTGCGGCTGGCGCTTGGATTCAATCGACCAGCGCGGCCAGAAACATTACAAGTTTTCAAGGCCAGATACAGGTGGATTGTATGACGCAATTGAGTTTACTCACAGTCGCCTAGACCCACTCACAGTCGCCAAGGAGATGACAGCTTACGAGCCTGATCTTCGCCAGCTTGTCAATGACGTGTTTTTTACTTGGATTTGGCAAAAGGAAGCTGCCGCATGACCCCACCAACCTTTCAAGAACTGCTGACCAGCCAAGAGGCGCGGGAAAACGCCAATTGGTTTCACCCGAGAGTAGGAGGTGGAACTTTTTGGATGAACCGATATGGCGATATTTTTGCACTTAATCCTGATCTGGACACAACGCGATCCGCCATCTGGCAAGGTTACATCCAAGAGGCCGCACCACCACCAGAGCCGAGAGTGTTTAAGGTAGTGCGGTATTTCAATGTTTACGAGGATGGAATCTGGGAACTTGGTCACTTCTCAAGCGACCACGCAGAAGGCGATGCATCACCCGACCGCATAGCCTGCGTCCGCGTCGAGATCACTGCAATCGAAGGACAATACGATGACTAACTTTACCAATGAGCAGCTAGAGGCTTGGGCTGGATTGGGTGATCTGTACGTGATGATTAGGCGGCGTGAAGATGGCGCAACATATCAGGTAAGCCACAGCACCGATCCGCAAGTTATCGACACTCATGCAATGTTGTTCGCAGCCGCCCCAGACATCGCCGCCGCGCTCCTTGCCGAGCGTAAGGCGCGGGAGGTGGAGGTGGCTAATTTGAAAGGATTAGCATGGATCGCATATCATGAGTTTAACGCCATAAACGCCAGAAGTGGTGGCCCGTTAGATCAATATGGAATGGTTACGGTAACGCACGAGTATTGGCAGGCCATCACCGATCTTCTTGCAAAGGCAGCAGGCGAGACAACCCCATGGCCAACAGACAGCGCCAAGGCAATTTTTGAGCAAATTGAGCGTGAACGCAAAAAGGACCAACCCCATGACTAACCCCGTCGCGCCTGCGATGCGCGAGTATATCGAAATAGGTGCAGGCTATGTCGTCGCGACTAAAGGCGACGGATCAACCTATCGGATTCATGCGCCTGATGATGTTGAGCGCGTCATTGTTCTGCCTGAGTTTTATCACCCGTTTTACACGCAGATGGCTAAGGCTATTGCAGCACAACGTGAAACGGCAAGCGGTGAACTCGAACGATTGCGGACGGCTTTGAACAACATCATCGCCGCGCATAACACAGGCCGCTACGAACCATTGCAAGCAGCAATTGAAGCGCCATTAGCAAAGATGGAGGAGAGCAAGTGACCCAAATACCCAAAATGAACCCCGAAGGCTTTGAGGTTGCGGCAAAGGTCTGGAATGACCGATATGTTGACCTTAGCAAAAGCGTCGCCGCCGACCATGAAAAGCATGCGAAACAGCAAGAGCGTTTGGCCTCTGAAATTAAGGCACTTAGAGCGTGCTTGCAAAAGGTTAGGAACATTGCCCTAAAACGTTTGGCCGATGGCTGTGAGGATGTCACCGTGGAGCAAATTGAAAGATGCTCAAGAGCGGTATTGAACAGCGAGGAAATGATGCCGGTTTCCAAAGCCCTCTACGACGAATGGGTAGCAGCCGACGACGCCGCGCTAGATTGGGCTGATGCAAATGCGCGTTGGTTTGATATTAGCACTGCGCCGAAAGAGGAGGGTGTTTCGTTTCTGGTCACCACACAAGTTAAAAACAGCCATAGAAGCTGGACTGAAACGCATGTCGTTCATCTTAATGAAGATGGGCAGATACACCCTGAGTGCCATCAAGGTTGGAACCTAGAGTCTTACTCGCACTGGCGCCCCATTCCACCACCGCCATCTAATCCACCATTGCCAGCCCCGCTTGAGCGATTGGGCGAGGTTCTGCGAAAAGTTAAGGAAATGTTATGAAACGGGAGGCAACACTTAAACTTGGTGTATGGGGTAAAGCCTATGACGAGCCAGAGCAGCAGCGTGGTTACACATACGAGCAGCAGCCCGACAACCTAGACGCATGGAATATTGGTTTAGCGTTTCATGCCGCCAGCAGAACTTTTAACTGCGATCCAACGGACCAAGGGCTTTTGCTTTTGAAAGAATTGCAGAAGCAAGGTTACGGTGTCTTTACGCTAGCCACCAACCCCGCGCAGAAGGATGAAGGATGATGGAACCGGAGTGCAAATATTGTGGATCGGAAGACGGCATATGCGATTGGCCGTTTGATAAAAACGAGGACTACGCACCTTGCGGATGTCAGGCAGCTGAGGAAGACACGCAAGAATTAGTAGTAGCTTGAACCCGCCCGCGTAATTTGGTATGGTGTGCGCGGGCGGTGTGCCTATGTCGAGAGACAAGCCCTAGGGCAAAGCCGGAGCGTTACCGGAATAGGATCGCGACACACCGTCCACTTGATGCTGCTAAGGCCCCTCTCGTGTTTACACGGGAACCCACCAAGTTTCGGCTTGATCGAAGGCACTAACCTTCACGGGTTGGTGCCTTTTGCTTTTACCGTTCGCGATAATTCCGGCCAAGTTATACGAAAATTATCCCAGTTTTACCGAACAGGGTAACATGTCGGGTTTAATGTCGGGTTCATATGACCCGCTTTTATGGCTCATTTGGCCTGCTGATATGTTAACATCGCGCGACATTGTTAACATGTTGGATGTTAGTGTTAGCAATTCAGGCGAAAGCTGACACATTTCGCTCGGCACTTCCCCATCGCCCATGCTCGCGATGAAACGTGATTGACTTGATTTCCCGCGTCGAACGATACCCTGCATGGTGCGAATACCAGTCAGGCGCGGCCAAGGTGCCGAAATACTCCACCGTGACGCCGGGGAATCCCTCGCCCTTCCAATGGTGAACGTGGCCTAGAAATGCGTGTCTGTGCTTAGTGCGGCCCCACATTTCGGCTTGATCCGTTGCCATAATCGGTCCCATCTGTGGAGCCTTTGCGCCGTCACCGTGAGCGGTCGCAATCATGACTTTGCCAAACTCGAAATACCAATATGGGTTATAAGGCTCAACCACCGTCACTCGCTCATTCAGGCGATAACGCTCGCGAACCATGCCAGAGATAGCCACCGCGGTAACTGGATCGTGGTTGCCGCGGTTAAGCCTGAATATGACGTGCTGGTGATGTTCAAGCAGGCGGTCGATATGATAGGCCTTTAGCTTGAATGAACTCTCTATCGCCTCACAAATGCGGCCTGAGACGTCGAGATAATGCCCACTGCCAGGAGTGCGCTTTTTATCGTCACTGGCGTGGGTTGTATCGCCGAGGTCAATATAGAGCGCGGTCTCACTCCGCGGCGATCCGGCCATGATGGCGTCTATGGCGAGCGTATTAATCCGCTCATATTCGGCCATGTCGAACGCTTGGCCTGTTTCCTTGATCCAAGCGTATAGGCCCGAATGTGGATCACCAAGCGGGTATACCGTCAGCAGGTCAGAATCGGTTTGAGTTGGTGGCTTGATTGGTTGCCGCGGTTCAATGCCCGCGGATATGCCGTCAGCCATAGCCTGCAAGGTGGCCTGATATGCGGTTTGATCCAGCGTCGATTTAACCCACTGCCCAGCCGCCACACCATCGCGGTTATAATAGGTTGAGACGCCCTGAACGATAAACGGATTGGGAACCGTGTGAACCATATCATGCTTGGGCGAATGGCCTTGCATGGCTGCGCGCTTGCGAACCCGAATGACCGCGCGGCTTAGTGTGGTGTCCGCCATGTTGAGCGCACGAGATGCCGCACTTGCACTGCCATATTGTAAGATGGCTTCCATGTGCTTGCGTTCAATGTCGGTAGCGAACGGGAGAAGCGCCTCAAAATCGGTGCGGGCCTCTTGCACCTCGTCGATTGAGGTAATCATTTAGCACCCCAAAACTGCCACCAAGGCTTCTTGGGCTCATTGGCCTTATTCACCGCCTCAATGATGGAAACAGCCGCCGCGCGCCTCGCATTGCACACTTCCAAGTCAGCGGCTTGTTGAACCGAATACGACGCCAGCTTGCCGACCGTCAGCCCAATCACATCAGGGCGCTCGGTGCGCGGGCAGTCTCGCAAGCTATCGGGGATAGTCACCGTCAGGCTGGCTTGTGGTGTTGCGCAGGCCGTCAATGCCAGAAGCCCAAGCGTCGGCAACATCTTCTGGAACAAGGGCTTCACCTGTTGGTAGGGCGTCAATCTCTCTAACGGCATTCTGAACCTCGTGGGTTATAGTGCGTTCTTGAATGACAAGGCGGTCAACAGCCTGTGCCGTGCCTTCGGAGACAGTCACTTGACCTTTGATGCTCTCAATTTCTCGTTTGGCCTTAGTCATTTCGGTTTTCAGATAAGCCACATACATTGAGCCCGCAGCCGCAGCGGCGAGAAGCCCGCCGACTAGGTAGATACGCCAATTGATCATGATTTGAACAACGCCGCTTCAGCCGCACGACGCCGTGTCAGGCCAGCGAGAATTTTGCCTCCCCCGCGATTCCATTTGGCGAACTCTGCCGCCGCCTGGTCAAACAGTTTGGCGTTGACCCGCTTTAAAAGCGTCGAACGTTCCAAAGCCGAAATGCCGACATTGAACGCAAAAGACACAAGCGCGTCATATTGGTTCTGGCGGAGAGGAACAGTCACCAAGCGCGTGACGGCCTTCTCGAAGCGGTCAAGGTCATCCTTGAGCAATTCCTCAGCCTGCGCCTCAGTGATGACTTTGCCGGGGGTGACGTGGTCGCCCGTCGAACCGTAACCAATGGTCCAAACTTTCGCGGGGCAGAGATACGCCCGCAGCTTTAGACCCTCGAAATCCTTGATAAGATCAAGGCCAGCCTTGCCGATCTGTTTAATGTCGGTCATGCGTCCTCCTTAGCCGCCTGAATACCCTCAGCAGCAGCGCGTGTGAGTTTGATGAAGTCGGCAAACGTGGCGGACGTGACATAGACCGTCTGTGTCAGCCAGAGCGCGATAATGGCGGCAATTCCGACATATTGCGGATCAGGAGCGCGCCAGACTGCAACCCCGCCTATGACCGCTAGAATCGTGCAGACGGCATAGGTAATAACCCGCCGCCAGAACCATGCGTGTCGTTGTGTTGGTTCGGTCACGACACCACCCCCAGCATGTGCTTGATGCGTGCAATGCCGTCAGCCAAGAAGAAGCCGATCACGGCAGCGGCACCAATCAGGACGCCTTGGCCGGACTTGAGCGCCATTTCGAGGCTAGTTATCCGAGCCTCTAGCGTTTTGGTTGCCTCTTGTGCGGCTTCTTTGGCAATGGCTCGCAATTCAGATTCAGACAAGCGAATGGTGCGGGGGCGTGATGGCTCAGACATTAGCCTGAACCCAAGCCACATACTCAGCAACCGAGATAATGCCTGCCTCAGCCCAAGCGCGCATGATTTCGTGTGTCATGGTTGACTCCTAGTTTATGACAGACGACCAGTTGGCCGCTGCCCACGTAAAGAAAATGGCTCGGTTGTTTGGTGCAATAACCAATGCACCACCGCCGTTTAGCGTTTCACCTGTGGAGGCATAGACATACAGGTCTTGGCTGCCGACGTTGATAATTGATTTAAAAGCACCGGGGCGCGCAGCAGGCAACCGAACGCCATTTGCAGATACAGACGCGGAATTGACCGCATAAGAATCTGATACGTCAGTTAATTGAAGCGCCGTGCCTTGTGTTGTGCCTGTTGCAACCAAAGTTCCAGAGTACACTTTACTTTGGTTTATTGATGACCAATTAGCGGCAGCCCATGTAAAGAAGATGACACGTTCATTTGGGAGGATACTAATTGCACCGCCACCATTTAGCGTTTCACCTGTTGCGGGATATACGAATAAGGTCTCAGTCCCTACGTTTATAATTGACTTGATAACACCTGACCGCGCTGCCGGAAGGCGGACACCATTTGCAGATGCAGACGTGCAATTGACCGCATAAGCATCGGACACATCGGTCAACTGCAAAGCCGTTCCCTGAGTGGTGCCTGTTGGGACAAGCGATCCAGAGTATGCGGCGCGCTGAATAAGCCTTGCATTTGTGGTTGCTAGGTTGATGTCAATGTCGATTTCATCATTAACATTTGGCGTACCCGTCCATCCAACGGTTGACGATGTTCCGCGAGCCCGAACGACGTTTCCGCCGCCAGATGCGTCAAAGTTAATAACTGCCGAGTTTTGCCCAACCGCCCAAATATCAACAACGCAATCTGATGCGGTAAATGTAGCGCCATCGGTGAAGCCAATTTGGACGCCCTCACAATCGGGACGGCCCGCGCCCGGAACCTGCAAGACGCCACGAACACCATTGCGCCCACCAGCCAATAACACGTTTTGCTCAGGCGAACCTGTGCCATCCGACCACACACTGTAGAACCAGCATGTTTCGTCAAAATGGGTATCGTTACCAAGCAATAGCGCGTTTGCTGTGCGAGCGCCTTCAAGGTGCGTGTTGGTAAAGCCAAGGTTGCCCGAACGATCCTCAAGGCAATATCTCATGCGTTGTGCTGTTCCGCCGCGTTGCCAGATATGAAGGGTGTTGAACTGCCCTGTCATGATGGCCGTTGAAACATACGTTGGTGGGCTTGTGTCAAACGTAAACAACCTAGTCAACAAGCCTGAATAGATGTTATCTGCTGACAAACTGCAATCAATAATGATGACGTTGTAGCTTGAGAAGTCATGCGGCCCCGCAGAGCGCCACCCATGCTTTCCGCAGGTGTCAATCAAAACGTTGAAAAAAGAGCTTTCCATTGATGGAAATACTGGCTCAACACCTGTGTCCCAAAAATCGGCCCATCCGCTATCAATGCCGTATTCAGCAGCTTCTCGAATGGTGACATCTTGCAGGCGGACGCGATAACCCCAAAAGGCCAGAACATGCCCTGTTGTATTGTTTGCACGGTTGCCGTCAAGTGTCAGGTCGCGGATCATCCAATTGCCCGCGCCAGCACTACGCGCACCCGCAGGTGTTAAACCAGTAGATAAGAGCGTGTTAGCGTCTTGGGTTTCAATCAGGTTTGTGTTTTGACCGTTCCGCAATTTGATGAACGTGGCTTTTTGTCCCGCACCCATCAGCGTAACATTGCGAACCATCGTCAGCGTGTTTGTTAGATATGTGCCGGGGGGGAAATAAACGACGCCACCACCCGCTGCTAAAGCCGCATTGATAGCCGCTTGAATGGCTGTGGTGTTGTTTGTCGAATTATCGCCAATTGCGCCGAACTCTCGAACGTCAAGAGCCGTTAAACCGTATATGCGGTTTAATTGACTGTTGCCACCCGTAACAACCAAGGCATCAGCAGGCAGGCCACTAAACCGTGTTGATGGTCCTTCGCTAAAGTTACCCATAACAACGCAGCCAGTGGATGCACCGCGCCAAGTTATATGAGGTGTGCCAGCAGGGTTTTGTTCGTTGAACGTGCCGTCAATAGATACGTTATTGAAGTTGACGCCCACTGAAATGTTAGTTGCACGGCAATCGTGGTGCGTGCTGTCAATCAGTATCCGGCCATTGAAGCCTGAACCCGTTGGGCTGTCATAGATGTAGATGTCGCCATTGTTTGCGACAAATCGGCTTCGAATGCTTAACGCAACGTTTCGGCCCGTATTGGATGGGACAATCTCAAAGCCTCGCCCCGTGCCAATCCCGCCGCCGTTGTTGCCGTTCTCACATTGCCCACCGTCAATCGAGATTGAACCTTCGGACATGCGGAAGTTGACGCCAGAACCAGAGAACAAGCACTGAGAATAGGAACTGTCAGACCCGTAATGAGCAGCGCCCACGCCAGAGGTAAAGCCACCAACTTGCAAGCGGGTGTATTGATTAAGCCAAGCCGCCAAAGAGTTTGCAGCGTGCAACCAACCGTGCCGTTGCAAAGCTGGGTTTCCGGGCTCAACCAGCACGTTGTCCCACTCAGCACCCACCGTGCTTTCAGCAATCAAGCATTGGACGTTGGCAACCGTGCCGCCGTAAATGTTGATGTCAGACATGCCAAAGCTATGGGTAAGGCTTGTGGCGGAGATAAGCGTGTGAACACCAGAGCCCGCCGTTGTGGTGTTGATTGCAGGCGTCGAACCACTTAGACCAATGCGGAAGCTGTCAGCCGTTAAGCCAGCCGCCAAGACATAGTAGGGGAACATTGGCAGAAGCGGCGCAGGTAGACCGCCTGTCGTGGCAAAATAAACCACATCACCCGCCACCTTGCCGTGAGCGGTCGCCGTGATAACGCCGGGGCTTGCGTTGGAGATCGTGCAAGTCTGAGTTACCATCGTATTGCCAGCGATAAACAGCGTCATATCTTCGCTTGGCTGCAACGTGACCAAAGCCACGCCGCTATCTTGTGGCGCACCCGTGCCAAGTCCACGAATGTTTACGCCCTTTGGCACATTTAGAGCGCGATCTGTTGGCGCGGCTGTCCGCTTGGCGATGTTGTAATAACCGGGAATGTCAATGTTGACGACGCCACCGCCCAATGAGGCGCAATAATCAATTGCGGCCTGAATGGAGTTTCTGTTGACTAAGCCCGAGGCAGAAGGTCTTGCGCCAAAGTCACTTGCCTGAATTGGGAAATTTGTTTCCGTGGGAGTAACACCCGAGGCAAGCCGCTTTGTGTCCTGAATCATTGCGGTCAGACGGTCGAGCGCCGTGTTGCGATCCCGCGACGATACCGGCCCGGCACCAAAGTCGTCAGTCCGTTGGACAATAATGTCTCGGTAGATCGTCACAGTCGTATTGCTGACTGCCGTGTTTAGCGTAATTGTTGCGCCGTCAAATCCGCCTTCTGCGCCGGGGTTGCCAACAAACGTGAATCCAGTTTGGGCAAGCAAGACGCCATTGACCAAGACCTGAATGTCGGTCTTGTCGAAGCAAGTCCACGGAACGCTGAAAACACTCTGCGCAGTGGTAACTGCGAAGGTCGTGACGGTGGATTCATCGGGTACAGTGATATGGGCCATGACGCACAATTTGCCTGCCATAGCCCACTCAAAACACGCACAGGCTATTCAACCGGAGCGGGAGCTACGCCGATTGCATTAGCCCGCTTGGCCGACATTGTGGCCAAGTCCACATAGTATTCCTGAATAACTTGGGCTCGAGCAGTTTTACTGCCTTCACCGATCACGTCTTCAATCATTTCTTGCTTGGCAACGTCATCGGACGCCGCATAGATTGCACCTTCATTGCCCTCGCCGTTCACCATTGCATTAAGCCGTGGCAGGATAATTTCACCGCGAACCTCAAGAATGCGGTTGTAGATGTCGGGACGATCAGAAAGGGAATACTTGCGGTCATCGCCGGGCCCAGCCGCCAATTCCGCTGGAAGAGTCAAGGTTCTTTGCATGTTTTGCGGATAATATTTTAAGCGCTCGAGCTCGCCGTCGATTGGCTCCCACTTGTTTTTTGAAGCGCGCGACGGTGACAGAATTTCCCAAGCTGTGCCCATGCCCGAGACTTGCATTTGCGGACGGCCCCACATATCGCGACGAATTGGCAGAGTTTCGGACACGCCGGGAATGCGCGTCTTTGCTTGCTGCATGAACGACTCAAGCCCGCTTAGAATATCATTTGCACCACCGGGTTCCCGAGGTGTGACCATTGGGTCACGGGCATACGGGTCGCCTAGACGTTCACCTAAACCAACTGCGGCCGGAATAGGCGCGGACAACTTAGACAAGATGAATTGCTCACCATAGCGTTTTGGATCACCCATAAACTCAAACAAATCAGCCGCGCCGGATAGCATGGATTTGTTGACGTATGCGTTTCCAATTGCCCCAACGGTGGTTGCCGCAATTTCACTCCATTGCTCGATGGAGTCCATGTCGGCCCAGTCAGTGTTGAGCGCAATATCCCCGAGATCAGACGCGATAGAGAACAAAGTGCCCATAGGATCGAGTCGACTGTAGGAATACCAAGTATCGCCCACGCGCACGCTATAGGGCTGCCAGCCTTGCCGTTGCAGCAATTGGCGTTGCTGCGGATCAATCGGACCACCACCGGACAATTGCCCATTGGCAGCCAGAGAGAATGCCGTCCACATAATTGCAGATCCAGCCATCATCCGAGTACGTGCGATCTCAGCACGGGCCCCACCCTCGGCCAAGTCTTTCTGATAGCGGGCCATCATCGGGGCAAGAGGCGAAGACCGGAATGCGTAAGACATGATGTTTGCCGGTGTGTTAATAAACGGCATGATCACGCCCGACGCATAGCCACCAGCAGGACCACCGCGCTCGGCCGCTTGGCGGATATTCAGCATGATCTTACCCCAGCCGGGGCCGCTTCTGCCTTCGCTATCCGTCCAAGTCTCTTGGCTTCGGGAGAATGTGGCTTCTTCGGAAAGCCTGCCTGCCTCATCAATCATGTCATCGGTGGGGTTGGCAACCAATTCACGTTGACGCTTCACCACGTCTTCGCGATCTAGCGCACCGGCATTGACCTCATCCATTGCTTTGCGGAAAGCCGTGGCATTAAGCGAGCCCGAGGTGAGCGCATATTTGAACACGTTATCCATGGCATTTGTTGCGCCGCCGGGGAGCTTAACCAAGAAGTCACCCACGTTGGCAACCGCCCGTAGCCCTTGGTTTTTTGAGCCCGCCATCTTTGGGAACATGTGTTGGGCGTTCATTTCAGCTTTGCCGCCCGATTTTTCGGCCGTGTTCCAAAAGGCTTTGAACTTATCGCCCGCCCTCACCACGTCCCAGAAGGCTTGCAGTTGACCGGCAAACATAGCCGTGGCCTCGCCTTCTTTGATTGCGCCGGTGCCGCCGGTGGTCATGGGGGCAAGCGCACGCAAGGCGGTTTCGAACGTCATGCCCATTGCGTTGCCGGTGATGTTGGCAACGTGAGTCGACGGAGCAGTAAGCATAGCCGACTGAATAATTGTTCTCATGCGCTGTGCATCGGTCATTTGCGGGGCTTTACGGGCAAGCTCGCCAATGGTGGAATCGTCGAGCGCGCCAATTTGTCGGGCAAGATCAATGTTGCCTTGGCGTAGCGCACCATCAGAGCCGTTTACCAATTCACGAACCCGTGTTGCGATTGCCTCACTTGAGCCCACCGGCATACGCCATGTCTGCAAAGCCCGACCAGCCTCAGCACGCGCACCCATAGCCGCTTCTTCAATTGTGCCATGAACGCTTAACATTTGACGGAACACCATCATGTTTGCATCGGTTGGATTGTCGGCCGCAAGTTTGGCGACTTCCCTTAGCTTTTTCCCGCTTTCGCCCCAGAGCATGCGCAAGGCAATCGTTTCCTTGTCGTTGGCAGCCTGACCGGGACGGCGGGACAAGAGATCCACAAAGGCCTTGTCTGATTGCGTAAGCGCCTCTGCACCCTCCTTGGATTGCTCCCACGTTTGGACACCACGGCGAGCGGCATCAATGGCGTCGGGCCTGCTTTCGATCATCTGGGCAATGACGCTGTTCACATCATCGGGCTGGGCAATCTTGGCAAAGTTAATCTCAAATGGATTTTCACCAAACGATGGGGCAGCATCGCCCGTAGCTTGAGCCTGAGCGGCGTCTTGCGGTCTTTGGGGTGTTCCGCCCACTGCATCGGCCGTCCGCGTCAGAGCAGCCGCTTCTGTAGCATTGCCCTCTATCGGAGACATGTCAGCCGCTTTGCGTGTTGCCTTCACACGAACAAGGTCCGCTTCTGGATCACCCAGAATTTTCACGGCCTCATTTAGATCAGTCACCACCTGCCTTTCGGCCGCAATGGTTTCGGCCATAAGCTGATCGGCTTGGGGTTTGATTTGAGCTTGCGCCTTCTTGAGTTGGCGATAAGCCGAAATCTGCTTGACCATTGGCCCGATTGCCTCAAGCCCCACGCCAATCAATCCGCCTTCAATTACGTTCTTGAGACGGGACTCTAGCGCGGTATCATCTTCATCGGACGCCAGCCATTCGGTGACTGGGTTTGACAATTCTGGAACAGTCTCGATCAGGTCACTCAAGCGCTTGTCAGATTCATCAAACGCGGCAAAGTCAGCAATGGCACCAGCAACCATAGCCTTAGAAAATTTGCCTACGGTCGAAGCAGTTTTCCAGTTTCTAAGCGCTCGACCAGCCACACCCATAGACGCGCCAAATTGCGAAAGAGCGCGGACAACGCCACCGGTTACTGATGTTGGTTGCTGACCGACTACGGGCAATTCAGGAAGGGCGGACTCATTTAGGTCAACGCCAAGCGCTTCTGCATCTCTTTGGAAACTACCACCTCGACCAGTCATACCAACGCGGAATTGAGCATTGCCCGCAACACCATCACCAACGCCACTCCAAACCACATACGGATTAGGAATAATCTCGGAAAGCGCGTTACCGGCGATCTGAATAGCGTCCAAGGTTTCATTGATCCCTGATGCAGCACCGGCCAAAACTTGTGTTGGACCCTCGACACCGACGCCAAAAGCAATGTCCTTGCCAGCGCTAACGGCCATTTCGCCAATAGACTTCTTCGGCGCGGCCTGCGCTGCTTCTGCATTTATTGCGTCAATATCGGACATAATGTCATTGACTTCGAGTGCGCCGTAATTGTTCTCGGCGGTAGAATCCAATTCAGCATTTTCGGCCGTAAAGCGGGCAATAGCGTCTTGGTTGGCCAGCCCCTTTTGAACGTTTGCTCGGGCAGTTGTTTCATCTGCCGTATCGTATGAATAACCGTACCCGCCCGCCTGCCCGCGAACCGCATAGACATTCTGTTGAGGGTTTACTTCGGCCAAGCGCTGGCGACGAGACTCAATTAAGGCCTGCGCTTCTTCTTGCGTGTTGGCGTCCACATAAGCCGTGATAGTCCGATCACCCAAGGCAACCGGAACAGAAAACATTGTAGGCTTGGGAGCGGCGGCCGGAATGGCTTGATCGACGGTATCAGGTTCCATTTTTAATTCCTTGCGGTCGCGGCTTTGAGTTCATTGCGAAGCGCGGTCAATCTTTGTGCCTGAACGGTAGCGGGCGCGTTTGACCGGCTAACAGAAAGAATGTCCGCTCGGATTTGCTCAGGGCTTCTAACTTGCCCGGTTGGCGAAGACTTGCGGCCCGCTCGCACAACATAGCTTTGCCGAAACTGGGTGTGATACTTGTCGCGGTCTTGCTCATTCCAGTTTGGATTTGCGTCAAGAATGTCGCTATACCGGCGTTCCATATAGTCAATGTCTTCTGGTTTGGCACCAGCAGCTTTCATGGCGTTGCGCGTGTCAGCAATTCTATCCTTGTCGTCGCGGTTCCATTCGGCTCGCGCAGCACGTTGAATAGATCGTAATTGTGTTTCGGTAATCATTCCGGCACCACGCGCTCTGGTTGCCTCAGCAAGCGCGGCATCTGGATCAACGTCTGCTAGGTCACGCAAATCATAAACAAGCCCCTGAGCCTGCTCTTTTGCGCCAAGGCGGGCCTCTCTACTGGCGTCCGCTTGGGCACGTCTAGCAGCGGCAATAGATTGGTTTCTTGCGGTCTCGGCCCGAGAGGCAGCCGCGCGTGTGTTCCCCCGAAGGGCATCCGCTTGTGGTGCGCTAATATCGCCCGCAGCTTCGCGCTTGTTAATCTCGGCAATAGTCAATCCACCGGCATCAGCGGCAGGCAACAGCGTGTAATAATTAGTCTGATGCTTTTCTCGAAGTGCGGCCGTTGCAGCACGTTCTTCTGCGTCTGCATCCGCTTTTAATCGACGGGCCTGACTGGCATTCTCGACTAAAGCGTCATCGGACACCTTTAGCAAGCGGGCGCGTTCAGCCTGATCTAAGCCAGCCAATGTTGGGTTTGTATTGAATGCCTCAAAAAGACCAGCGCGAGCTTTAGCCTCAGCCCCGGCAATTGTATCGCCACCGGCCATGGCGTCGTTAAACGTAGTGGCAACCGTGCGACCGACAGTAAGCGAGGCGAGCTGGCCAGACAACACGCGGAAATCACGATCAGCCTCAACGGCTGTATAAGTCGAAAGCGGATTCTCAACCTTGCCCTTGATACCCTCTTGCAGTTTTTGCATGGCTTCTTGGGCTTCATCAGATTCAAGTGTTCCATTGCGAGCGGCCGCCTCAAGCACAGCACGATTGCGAGCAATGCCAACGTCAATATCGTCCAATGACTTTTTGAGGTCACGTTGTACTTTGGCTTTGGCAAGACCAGTGGTGCGGCGGGTAATTGCTCGATCCCAAGATTGCTCGACCGCAACAGCCAAAGAACCACGGGCCCCCTTGATCTGGGCAGACTTTGCTTCAAGCGCCGCTAGGGAAAACTTCTCTGGGTCAGCACCGAATTGTTGCTCAAGTGCCGCAAGAGTTTCATCACGGTCAATGTCATTACGGGCCAAGTAGGCCTGCTCATTTGCGCGCTTATAAGCAAGATCAATATCGGTGATCGGAATAACGTCGGACTGGATTCCCGCATCGCCCTCAAGTCGGCCTTTGGTAGCCGCCTCGTCCATCAGGGCAGGCCTCACACGGCGACCAATTTCTTGGCCAAGACCAGTTAAGGCCTCGCCAATGCCGGGGTCAAACGTGCGAACACCACTTTGCAGCGGCGTCGTTCCAGTTGGTCGAATGAGTTGGCCGTAGCCTTCACCAAGGGGCATAGCTATTTCTTCATGCTCTTGATACCGGAGGCAGTATCAAAGATTGATGGGACCGCTTTCATCCAGCCAGCCACCTTGGCAAAGCGACTTGCCGTGCGAGCGGATTTTGCAGACATGCGGTTGGTATCCGCCTCTTGAGCAAAGCCAAGCTGCGAGATTTGAAGCCCGCGTGTTGCCTGCCTTTGAACCTGACGGTCAATTGCTTGAGCGGTTGGAGAGTTAAAGCTGAGATTGCGGGCACCACGAAGCGCGGCAACAGTCTGTATTGCGCTGTCCAATTCCTGATAGCGAGACGCGGAGTCTTGTTGCCCTTGTAGCCTAATTCCGGCAGCCCGGCGCTCAAAGTTGAGAGCCTCGCTCTTTAGTTCGGACGCGCGCTGGTATCCGCTGGCAATTGAACCGGCGGCTTCGGTCGCGGAGGAAATAACATTTGCGGCTTTCATTAGCTTTTGACCTCGAGTGTGACCGCCTCAACAACCAAGGGGGCCGGAATTTCTTGAGAGATAGTCATGGTGCGATTCCATCCAATACCCTGACACCAATGCTCTCGGGTATCTGACCACAAGGGCGGCAGGTCATCTTCCGCAGACTCGGGGAAAAAAGCGCCCATTTCATAATTATCAACTCGGAACGAACCGCTTGAGACCACCGTAATAAAGGCACGGATGATTTGCATGGGTCGCCATTGCCCGTTCTCGCCATCAATCGGCGGGGGATATTCGACCGTGACCTCCGGTGCAAAACCAACATCGACCGTTCCAGTCCAGTCAGCAGGAACAAACCCGCTATATGGCCCTTGGTAGATCGTTTGATTAAACTTTGTGATCGTTACGTTTGTGCCCGTGAAGGCAGCAGGCATAGAAGGAGACGTACCCGTTGTCCCAGCCAAGCACCCATCAAGAACACAAGCATCTGACAATTCTTCGCCCGAATAGCCAAGAACCGAATTAAGCGTGCGAGCGGTCGACAAGAATAAGCGACCATCCAAGACGGTCATGGATTGCCATGTGCCAGCCGTTTCCCATGGGCACCAACCAGCAGACTCTTGCGAGCGACGGTAGCGCATCCAAGCAATCTTGCCGTCTTCCTTTAGAACCACAATCTCACGATCAGATGTTGAGGTGGCGGGCAAAACGGCAATCTTCTTCGGTGTGCCCATCAAGTGGAAAGACAATTCCGACAAATCCGCCACGTCCCAAGACCGGCGAACATTCCCCGTTGGCACCAAAACCAGCATGCGGCCTGATCGGGCCTCACAAAACAGCATGCCTTCGGACACACGGACTGGGGCAGTATTGCCAATAACCTCGGGACCAATTGCAAGAAACTCGGCATTGGTCGGGCTAAATGGTGCGCCGGTGGTCTCGGGCACATAGTAAGCACCCGCCTCGGTGAAGACCAACAATTGTTCCATCGAACCCACGAACAAGACCCGCAAGGAATCGTCACGGCCGACAGTCTCAATTACCGCGTCGTTTGGCCCAGCCTCGCCCGTGTCAAAGTCATCTGGATCACCAGCGATAGACGCCGCGAGTAGGTTTTGGGCAGCAGGAAAATCAAACAGCAATTGACGGCCGCGATGATACGCAACGCCGCCGGGAAAGCCTCGAGCATCCGAGATAAGCGCTTCATCCCAATCGACCGCAGCGGCCGGAGTAGTATTGCTAATCGTGCCCGTTAGTTTGGATCTCTGATTTGGCCCGACTAGGTTCTCGTGGCTGGGACTGCCAATAAAATTTTCATAACCATTGATCAGCAAAATGGTCAGAGTTGTACTGTTCGGAATGCCGGTCACAACACCTTGAACCTTGGAGTCGGCACCCTCAACAATATCACCCACAGAAAAGCCCACAGACGTATTTATTGGAACACTAAGGGTAGGGAACAAAGCGCCTTGAACCGTTCCTGTAGCGGATGTTGGGCTGCTTACAGCGGTAATTAAAATTTCTTGGGTGACATAGCGAATACGAGTCCCGACATGACCGGCGACAAAGTGATCAGCCGATGCCGTAAGCGTGATCGAGCCAGTTAAAGCCGAAGGGGTAAGCGTGACGCCCGAGGCCTGAAACCGATAGTATGGCTGTCTGATCGTTGTGCCTTGCCCGGGGGTGAACGACTTAGCTGCGCGTGCCCACGTCGCCCCTGTCTTAATTAGCTCTTGAGGGTAGAATGCCTGATGGGCAATGCTGACACGATTTGCCTCAGCAGCCACCTGCATCTTGTGGATATGCGCGCCCGTCCATGGGCAGCCGGTAATTGTCTGGATAAGAACCCAAGACGAATTGTAAATATCTAGCCGACCATTCGAGAAGGCAAATAAAACCGCTTGAGATTGGCCAATGCCAATAGTCTCATATCGACAGTCGCCAACGTGCGCGACTTTACGACGTGTGCCCCATCGGCGCGACCAACCACCACCGCTTAACAGCCTTGTGTTTTTGGCTTGCAGCAATCCCTTATTGCGGGCAACCGCATCCGTGCGAAGACGATACTCGGGAGCAAACTCGCCACTTTCTACCGATGTGGTCCAAGTACGATAGCGGGGCATGGTTAAGCCCTCCCGCGTTCGCCAAGCCAAGCGCTTGCAAGGGCACCAGTGCGGATTACTTGCGGGCCGGGAGATTGCCTCTTGTCCGACGCAAGCGCTCTGGCAAACAAAGCATCAGCATCACGAAACCGGACGCGAGCCTCTTGAATGTTGCGCTGCAAACTTTGAATGAACAAAGCCTCAAGTTCAGTCACAAAGGCTTCGGTAAAGTCATCTGCCCAATCACCTTCTGGGGCACGGTGCGAGATCAAGGCCTCATATTCGTTAGGCATGCGGGCAACGATTTTGCCTTGAGTCAGCTTCCAATTGTCCAAGCGTTGCTCGCCGACGCCAACCCAATGAATGCGCAAGGCTTCGGGAGGCTTACGGTACGCATGTCGCATTTGCCCCACCGCTTGCTCACCCTGATAGACCAAAAGAACCGGATAAGACGCAAAAGACCATGTGTGCATCGAAAGCCGTTTGCGGGCCATGATCTCATAATTGGCTTTGGCAACCACGGCAGGCATGGAGTTGTCCTCAAGGGACGTGATCAGTTGCCCGCCAACACGAGCCAGCGCGGCCTGTACAAGTTCAATAGGTGCAGCATAAGACATGGCCCATAGTCGCCCACGTCACGCACGCAATGAACGCACGAATGCGCTATGCCGTCCTCTGGAACGTGCCGTTTGCGGTGAACGTGTGGATTGTGTTGCCGCCGCTTGTGGTTATGGTCCCACCTGTTGCGGTTATGGAACCTGTTGGATAGGCAATGATGACAACGCCAGAGCCGCCTGCTGCGCCGTTTACAGGGGTGGCATCCCAACCGCCACCGCCACCACCGCCGCCGAGATTTGCTGTGCCCGCTACAGGTCCATTTGGACTTCCGCCAGCACCACCGCCTCCTGTTCCGCCCGCGCCTCCAACATTAGGTGAAGCTGGACTAAATCGGTCTACACCACCGCCGCCGCCTCCTGCGTATGTAACGGACGACCCTGAAATACTGCTCGCCGTGCCGTTGCCGCCTGCACCGGGTTGACCAGTTGTCGAATTAGCATCATTACCGACAGCCCCTGAGCCACCACCACCGCCGGGGGAGAGCCAGCTAGGCATAAAAAGGTAGCCTCGACCGCCTGCATTTCCTTCGCCACTTGTTCCCGCACTAGCTGCCGTAAATCCTGTTGAAAACCATTGAGAACCGCCGCCGCCAGAACCGCCAGAGCCGCCTACGTTTACGGACGGCGTATCGGCAACAGTATAAGAGCCCCCACCGCCACCGCCGACTGTGCTAATGCCATTCCAAGATGAAGCCGTCCCAGATGTGCCCCGCGCCTCAGTTGTTGCACCAGCGCCGCCAGCGCCAACTGTTACCGTATACGCACCGATTGCAATTGATGATGATCCAGTTCTTAAACCGCCCGCACCACCGCCGCCGCCCGTACGTCCACCTCCGCCACCGCCTGCGACGATTAGGTAATTGACAGAGCGAGAACCACCCCCCAGACGACGACGCGATAAACCCATGCCAAAACCAAAGCCAGTCATTGGACTATTCGTCCCTCTCTTTAGGTGATTGCGGCAACGCGGAACCAAAGGCTTACGGTCGCACGGTCAATCGTGAACCAGTCTTTAGCGTTGGCGGGAATCCAGTCACCAATTTCAGTGGACGGTGCAGAAGCCCCCGGCATTGAAATGATTTGCATGACGGTAGAGGCGGCCGTGTTGATTGCAGTCAGAACAAGCTGTTGATTTGGCGCGCCATCAAAAAGCGCCAATAAGGCAGCATCAGTCAACACCCGCGTCCACGAAGCGTTGTCAGCAACAGAGATACCTCCCGACGCCGGATTTATACGCAAAGGAGAAATTGGCGTAGCGTTCATGTAACCGCCGCCAACTAAAGGTCTGAGAATAAATAGGGCCACGAGGTTTCTCCGATTTAGCCTTAAAAATTACATTTCCCGCCGACTTATCGAACGCACACAAAAAGACCCCGCCGATTAAAGCGGGGTCCAGTATGGCACTCAGGGGGAGGATATTAGAGTGCGGGTTCTGATGGCACTGGGGCCGCAGCTTTAGCTTCAAGCGCAGCGTCATTGACGGGCTCGAGAGCAGATCCCGGAATGCCGTCATAGTAAATTTCAATACCGGCATCCACATCGTCTTGGCTAATGTAGCGGTCGTTGATGTAGGAAGGGACCAAAACTTTATATTTTGGGCGGGTGTCTTCGGCGGATTTTTCTGCCTTAGCCATTGATAATCTCCAAGATTATGAGAATTGAAAAGGGGTGGCGGCTTGTTATTACAAGCCGTCAACGTTGATGAGGTCGGCGTAGGCGCGGTTGGCCTGACGATCACGGACCAAGAAGGAGCGGATAGAACCACCGCCAGACATGGTGCCGACAATGACGTAGTTCATACGCAATGCCCGCAGAGCGCCCGGAGGAACCTTGCCAAGCGAGAAGGTTGCACCGGCAGTCAACGAGGCCAGCGGAATGACCGGACCAGTCAGCAGCGAGATTGGCGAAGTCATGGCAACATCGGTTGCGGTCTGCAAGATCGGCTGTAGGGAAGTGCCGCCCGCAAAGGCGTTCACTACTTGAACAACCAATTCCATTTCGGAGTCGTTGCCAATGTCACGAGGGTTAGCGCCAAGGTCAATGGTATCGGTCGAAACGGCTGTAGCGGTTGGGACTTGTGGGGTGGCGTGGGGTTGGAACGAATTTTCGCGGTCGAGAAACATAGTAGCCTCCAAAGGCAAAGAAACAGAGTGGCGATGCTGACTGCGCCCTATGCGGGCACAGTCGCTTCGGTGGTTAGGATGGCGTCACAAACCGAGATCGGGATGCCACGGAAGGCGGTACGTTCTTCGCCGTCGCCAGTTTTAAGCTCATGCAAGCCCAAGCGTGGGTTTTCAACGGTTTGGATTTCCAACCAGCTTTTCACGGTGCGGTTCATGTAGAACACTGGGCGGCCGATGGTACGCGCGCCCGATGGCAACAAGTTAATTGCACGGATCATCAAGCGAATTAGGTTGGCAGGGGAGACGGTGGACAAGTCCGAGACGTCAATGTTTGCAATGCGAACCAGATACCGCCAATCGCGGACGTGATAACCGGGCATCCATTGGTATTGGGTTTCATAACCTTGGTAGCGACCACCGGCCGCGTCGAACAAGGTCTTCTTGCCCAAGTCTTCCACTTGGAGACCGGCCTTAGAGCCCTTTGGGTAAATGCCGTGGCAGGTGTTCTTGCCCCAGACGATTAACCAGATCGAAGTGTTGTCAGTGCTTGAACCGCCGCCATGAAGAACGTTTTGAGCGGACTCAGCGTTGGCTACGTTACGGGTCGAATACCGTGGAGCAAAGCCTTGCGGTTGTTCCGGGTTGAGGCTGGAGTTTCCATAGAACATGGAAGTTGCCATTTGCTGGTTGATACCTTCGATGAAGGCAACATCTTCCGACAACCGCCACTCAGCGGATTGGCCGTTCAGGTTATAGAGAACCTCGTCAACCACCGAATAGTTTTCCAAGATACCGCACGAGTCGACGATTTGCGCGGTGGTCGATTTACCGGCGGGGACACCTTGGTTGAGCAAGCGCCATGCAGCAGCAGGCAAGGACGTGCGAACAGTACCCTTGTGCCCGGTTGGCAAGTTGCCTTCAAAGAAAGGCATGTCCATCAGGATTTCGTTGGTTTGCGTCAGCAGTTCCGCAACAGCAGCCAAGCTGCCATCGGGGTCAAGGCGAGTGGTGACATCAACAAGCGAAGGGAAATTAGCATTAACTGTAGCCATGGGAGACTCCTATTAGGCGTTGCGGCCGTAGATACGTTCGTAAGCGGGAACGTCTCGTTTCGAGGGGGAAGGGGCGGATGCGGTGGGGGCTGCATTGATTTTGGCGATCAATGCTTCCAGAGCCATGACGCCATCTGCCGTCAGGATTTGAGAGGTCAGGGCATTTGCTTTGTCGCCCAAGTGGCCAATGATTGCGTTCTTGGCGGCAGCAATGCGCTCGGATGGGTTTGCACCCAGCTTGGCCAATTCGGCTTTCATTGCATCGGCTTGCGCCGTTTGCTCCGCTTTCATTTGCTCAAGCTCTTTGCGAACCATCATCTCGGCAAACTTGTTTGCTTCCGACTTAGTTAGCTTCAATTCGCGGGCTGCTTCGACAAGCGTGAAGTAGGCCGGATTGGTTGTGTCAATTTCGATTGGGTTGCCCGCGTCATCTTTTAGATCATCGGGAAGCGCAAGAATGTAGTTTCCATCGGCAGGAATTTCAGCGGCACGCTCGGCTTGCTTGGCTTGCTCGGCTGCGCTCGCCTCGTGAAGTGCCTTGATAGAGTCGACATCAAGATTGCCGTCTTTCCAGAACGCTTCTGGCAAACCCTCTGGTGCAGTCGCGGCTTGTGCCGCTGGTTGACCGGGCTGCTCAATAGACGCGACGTTGCCGCCATCAGCCGGTGATTCCGGGGATGCGTTTTGGTCGTTCGCTTGGTCCATCAGAGACAAGAGTAAATTCCTCGATTTTTGTGATCAGTTCGAGGACAAGTCTCTTTTTTCCCTCGGCTTCTCGAAACGCACAATCTTCGGCGTTGGTTGGAAGCTGTGAAAGAACGTTTTGATCAAACAGCCATTGCATGACCCGACGCCCAGAAGGGCTAGTAAACGTAGCGTGCAAATCTTCTGAAATTGCGGGCGCGGGCGGGGCCGTGCGCGGGGTGCGCAATGAGTCGAACGTTCTAGGCAATCGGGACATCTTGGCTTCCATCCATCGGCATACCGCCGCCTTGCTGCATCATGGCCATGGCCTGCTCTTGGGCAATCTGTTCTTCGCTCTTGAGAACCAAGTGGCGTTCGTTGGCTGTCTTTTGCAAATTCTCAATTGTAGCACGGGCATCAATTGGGTTTCCGGCCTGCTCAAGTTGCAAGAGAGGCAAGGACATATTCACGACCTGCATGGTGGTTTGAATGTCCTCAAGATCACGGGCTTTGGAAAGCGGCGTGACCGGCCGCAATTGAACAAACTGCTTGTTGAGCGTGACACCCAAGTCTTGGCCGCGCTTGGCTCTCAGATATGTGAACCGGTTGATGATCGGGAGAACCCAGTTGTTGGTTGCCAAGTCGCGGGGCAATTCCATCCGGCGTGTGTTCCAAGCCTTTTCGTCCACCCATTGGGTAGCGGTCGGGGGAGTCTTGCCGGGCTGATCGGGGCGATCTTGATACAGAGCCTTCTTAATTTTTTCTTCCAGTTTTTGACGTTCGAACACCGCCGCATCCAGTCGCGCATTGGATTGGATAGCTTCTGGAGCCTCAGAGTTTGGACCGCGAGGCAACCATGTGCCCGCGTCGATACCGCCCTCAACGTTCATAATCCCATCGTCCACATAGGACACAACGGGGTCAACGTCGCGATTGAGAGCTTTAAGATACAGGTATGATAATTCATCCAGCGTTCGGGCGGGCGGAAGCGCCTTGTAGGCAGGCCCCGGCATCCAAGCGGTAGTGAAGGCCTTGCGCCATGGGGAAACAATAAACCCGCAAGAGCCCGGCCCAACGTGGGCACCGGGCGCGCTCATGTATTCGACTTTGTTGTTGATTAAGACAACGTGATGCCAAGCCTCAACCATCGGGTCGTACCAGTCACGGCACCAGCCATCGACCAAGTTGACGGTCTTTTTCCCGTCAGCTTCATTTGACTTCTTCAAGATGCCGTTGAAAATGATTTCGGCTTCGGAACGCTTCATCGGCGGCCACTCGCGGAATCGTCCGTCAAACGTGCCCAAGGGACCGCGTGCCAAGAGAAGCGAAGCCAGTTCGATTGGCTGGCAGTCAAACGATTTGCCGGGGCCGGGATCTGAAATAGACATGGCCATGACTGAGATTGCCCAGTCACGATAGGCCTCACCCGCTGCCTCATAAAAATTAGAACGTTCGATCTCGCCAAAGATTGCCGTGGCTTCGGCGTCAATCTCTTTGGCAAGCTGTTTCTTCTCGCCCTCGGATAAATCGTCTGTTGGTTCAAACTTCACCCAGCGCTCATGGCGGGGGGTGAACAGGTGAGTCATGTCAGACCCGAAGTCATCCACCGTATCTTGAAGCGTCGTATCAAACAGATCGTCTTCATCTTCTGGATTGCGGGCATTGGTAGTGATTGTTGAATTAACCCGGTTAGCTAAAGGACGGGCAAAGCGCAGACATTCGTTCAGCCAGACTTGAGCCGTGTTGCGATCTTGGCGGGCAGCGTTCAGCTTTTCGAGAACATATTTCTTGTCCACGGCTACCTCAAATCAGTGTAAAAATTATCGCCGCCAATACCGCCACCGCTACCGCCGCCGGTAAAGTTATCAAACAACCCGCCAGAACCACCACCGGCAGCGGCCGCCGCTTGAAGCGCAACCAGACCGCCCAAGATATTTCCTTGAGAACCACCTTGGCCCTTAACCAGCCCGAACCGGCGGGCGTATCTTTTGGTCAGAGTGTCGAGAACACTTTGCTGCGCGCCCAAATTCTCTTTGTCAGCTCGAGCAATCTCAGCATTGCGGGCGGCGACAACGGCCGGGTCTTCTTTTGGAGCCTTAGCTTTCATCATTTGGAATAGATTCCTGCGGGGAACGGGTGAACGCGGGCACCGCGCCTTCACGCACAAGATCACGGAAAAGGCCTATCGGTCGAAACGCACGGGACGAACTCCCCACCGCATGGGCCGAGAACGGAACACACCAAATCCCCAGTCTGGTTAGAAAATGCGGGCTCACTTGCCGCTTAACCCCCAGAAAAACCGCCCCCGCGCGCTGCATAATCAGCAACCAATGATCAAATTGGGCAGGGGTAAGCGCGTCCACCGTGATATTGCCCTGCGTACAGTCGGCAATGATCCACCGTTCGCAGATTGGGTCATACCAAAACGGGTGACAGTGGCGAAACCCCACCGGATTAAGAAGATCGGTCCAAAATTCCCGGCGATGTCGCCCTATAAACGCAACAAACGCATCGGTCATGCGCTTCTCCGATAGGCACCGGGACGATCACGGCGGAACACACGCGCTTGCACGCGGGTATCCATCGGCTTCTGGGCTCTACCCCCAAGCGTGACCTCGGAAACCTCTCCAGCCCCCGCTAATAGATACTGGAGCGCGTCCATCGGGTGCGAGGATTTGTTCTTGACCGGCTGATCAATCGTCACCATGCCGTCGCGGCCCGAGACTTGCTTCCATTTGTAGCCACCACCGAAGCCCGAGATCAACATACGGCACGACGAGTCCACCAATATCCCCGGAAAGCCACCAACCATGCGGGCCAAAATTGCATCCACCGTCTCAAGCCGTGCGGTTATGCGCAAACCAGCCATGGCTTCACGAACAAACAGCCCGTGCTGGCGGAAAATATCATAAGACGTCGAGTTGGTTGCATCATTGCCAAAGTCACCGGCAGGGTCGCCCCAGAACTTGATATGTTTCCAGTCCAGATTGGGAATACGGCGAATTAACTCCCGCTTGAGAGCAGGGGCAAACTCGCTCGAAGACACGTCCTCAAGATAATACTCACCCAGAATGTACCACCGGCGACCGTATTGTTGCCCCCAAACCGCAGCAGGCGTGCGCCCGAAGTCCAGACCCACCACCAATTCATGCTCGGGCTTATACTCCAAATGCTCTTTGGCAACGTGGATCTCTTTGTTCCAACCAGTATGCACGGGCTTACCCCCTCTCAGTGCGCCGGTGCGGTTCATACAAGTCATGTCGATGACTTCCTTTGAACGACCAGCAATCTTGTCCGGGTAATAATCCGGCGACAGAAACGCCAAATTGTCAGCCTCGGGATTTAAAACCCAATCAACCACAACCCCCGCAGAATCCTTGATCTCGACCAATGCAGGAGGCTGCACCAAGAAATTCCAATCAGACGGCTTTGCATGCTGGCGTTGCTGATCAGCCGAGAACCAATCAGGCATCGGCACATCCCCCCGCATGATCGGAACCCAATGGCTCTCATCAGCCGCGTTCATGTCCATGATCACACACGCATTGCGCGCCCCACCGACTAGCTGACCATTCACCCGCTTGCGCGATGGATAACGATCAATCCGCTCTTTGATCTCGGTAAACATCTCCAAGGTCACGAACTGGCCCTCGTTGATATACGCCCCCGTAAACTGCGTAGACTTCAACTTGCGAACATCGGCAATGTCATCCAGCGCCAAGAACACAAACTCAGCCCGGATATTCCCCACGCTCATCTTGAACGTCATCGGCGGCGTCTGGTTCAACAAACCCCAACCGTCTTCCTCGGGATACAATTCCAAGAAGTCTTTGAGAAGCGTCTTCAACTCCGGAGCAGTAGCACGGGTGATCAACCACCGGCTTTCCCGATAGCCCTCAACCACATATTGCTCAGCCGCCATAATCCCAAGACGCATCAACGCGGCTCTGGTCTTCCCAGATCCAACTGGTCCTTGGATAATGTCCACTTTGGCGCGCGAATGCAAAAACGCCTCAAGCGTCTTGCCATCGACCTGAGCATTCAACTGCGGCGTCTTGCCCGATCTATTTACTATCCGTCTGCCTGCCATGCCCAATCATCTCCCATCCACACAGCATTAACCCCGCACAACCATTCCCCAATAACAACCCAAACGCAATAATCTTGCATACCGGCTCGGGACACTTTGTAAAATCATTGCTCCAAACCTAACCACCGGCAACATAATCTTGCGTCAGATCCAAACAATCACGCAACAATCTTGCTACGGCATAGGGGTAAATTTACTGGGGAGCGCTAAAAATTTCTGGACTAGGGGTGAATTGTCTCAGGGGGGAAAAATTTAAGGGGCAGAACCAAAAGACCTAGCGGGGGAAAAATTTGTGAGGGATGCCCATACGTCTTTCACACTTCGCGTTTACCCCCCGCCCCCTTCGATATGCCATGACAAAACGGAAAGCCCTTTTAATAGGGAAGCCAGCCAGCCTTGAGGGGTAAAGCCAGCCCCATAGATAAGGGAAAATCATAGACGATTGCCAGTAAAACAGGGGGTTAAAGGGGATCAAAAGAGTCTCATAATGCATATTATGCGAATACCATTGAGTTACACTAACAGCCTAGTCAGTATCGGCTTGATCTATGTTATCCAATACATTCAACACATTAGAGCGCGTCGGTTGAATAGTGATGACTGGCATTTCATCCCGAGAAGGGGCTGGAAGATAGTTTATGATCACGTCACCATTGAGATTATTCGTTGTCGCCTTGTCGCCGCCTAAGTCGCCGGTGAGGGTTAGAAACGTTTTGATAGCCTCAATGCGAGCCCCATCTGACTTACTTTCCCGGACTATATCCAATAGAGTTTTCTTGCACAAATCTGCCCCGGATTGCAAGAATGTTGCGACTATATCCCGCTTTCTCGCAAT